GATGCCGTTGTCTTTTCGGTACTGCGCAACCTGCTCCGGCGTCGCGTTTTCCGGCAGCACCTTCTTGGCTGCCGCCGAGAGTTCTGCGATCTTTTGGTCGGCGGCGTAGGCGGAGTCGAGCGCTACCTTGATATCGGGTCGGCGCTCGGCCCACGCCTTTTTCTTGTCGTCGGCTCCAGCCCAGGTGGTTCGCCAGTGATCGGCGTCCCAACTGGGGGCAGCCTGAGTCCCTGCCGCAGCGCCGCCCTGAGCGCTGGCTCCGCCACCGGCTGCCGCGCCTCCTGCGCTCGATGAATCACCGCCTGCAGCCGCCGCCCCAGCGCCCGCACCTGCGCCGGCTTGAGCCGCTGAATTGCCCTGTGCTCCTCCGGACTGAGACTGAGCCCCACCGGTTGCGCCGGCTGCGCCGGCACCTGCGGCTGCGCCGCTGCCTCCTGTTGCCGTTCCACCGCTCGCCCCTCCTGTTGCTGCTGCTCCGGCCGCTGCCGCACCCGGCGCGGCCGCCCCTGCGCCGCCCGCGGTATCGCCGTCGGGAGACGCCACTGGAAAGAATCGAATTGTCATGGTTGCTCCTTCGGTGCGGCGCCTTGCTCGGTGTTCTTGCCTCTGACGGCCGCGATATTCAGATTGATCAACTTCACGATCTGTTGGCCGGCGAACATGCGGCCCAAGGCAAAATCGGTGTCTCGAGCGCCCTCGGCGCCGCCCGGTCGATACGGCATATCGTAGGTACCGCAGATGGAATCGACGATGAAGCGGATCGCGCGACGCTGCTGATCCTCGCTTGCGCGCCCTTGCGCGACCGCCTGCACCGCGTGTGCATCTTCAGGCGTCCACTCGGGCGGCTTCCACGGCTCGGGACGCGGGACGTTCGGAACGCGTCCCTTGCGCTCTTTCGTTGGTGCCATCAGGCCGGCGCCGCGACGCCCGGGCCGCCCTGGAAGCTCTTGACCGCGTTACCCAGGGACTCCGCGGCGTTCCCGGCGTTTTGGATCTGCTGCGTGCGCAGCGCGGCGGCATCCTGTTGCTGTTTCGCCTGCACGATGGCGGCGACCTGTTCCGGATCGCGCAGCCAGGTCGCCGGGACCCCCACGCCCGTGAGCGCATCGCGCAGCGCATCGGAGACGTTCAGTTCGGCAGCTACGTTCGGGTCGATCTGCGCGGCCTGCCCGATGAGCTGCGCGGCCTGCAGGAGCAGCGCCCCCTTCTTGCGCTCGGTGGCTTGATGGAGCGGGGACTCGAACGTGAACTTCACATCTTGCCCCCGGACCGATTGCGGAATATCCGCATAGGGGCCGAAGGCGTTCTCTCGGAAGAGCGCATCGAAGGTGTCATCGCAGAGCGCCTCGTTGTACTCGGTTTCCACGGGCTCAAAGAGCGGCAGCGCCGCCCGGATCCATTCTTGGATGCGTTGCCCCGTCTCGTAGGCCGTCATCTCGCGGTCCGGCGCAGGGAGCGTCAGCTTGTTGAGGTAAAACGCCTCGGAGAGCTTCTCGCGTGCATCCTTCAGCATCTCGATGCCGATCGGCAGCCCTCCCGTCGTCAACTGCAGAGGTCGCAAGGCCTCGCCCAAGCGCTCGTCGTACTCCGCATCGACCCACGTGATACCGCCTGCGTAGAGCGCCACATCGGAGCGGATCGCCTCCTGCGTCGCGATCAGCGGCGGCCGCACCGTATTCTCACCGGCCTCCATGAGCGTGAGCGTCATCGCCTGCAGGAGCCTTGCGTCGGGAAGGCCCGCGACGGCAGCGGGCGAGTACGCCCACTGCGAGCCCGAAACCGTCTCCCAACGCGGGATCGTGTAGATGCGCGAAAAGGATGGCGTCTCCTCCAGCACTTGGCCGTTCTCGATGTCGAGGTAGATCTGTACCCAGGGCGTGCGCATTTTTGGCATGCGACTGCCATCCGGCGGCTTGATCCGGTCATAGTCCTCACCCGGCAGCACCACGTGCATGCAGCGCACTTCCCGGTAGGGATCGTCTTTCACCCACCGCTCGATCGCTTTCGGGTGGGTTTTCGGGAAACGCTTCATGAGTTCCGCGCCCGTCGGGTTCCACCAGCGATACACCTCGCCCACCGAGCCGTCATACTTCTCCGCCCACACGGTATCTTTCAGGTGCCAGGAGCGATACAAAAGGCGGTTCTCGATTTTGTCTGTCTCGCGCGTCAGCACGGCATTGCCGAAGGCGGCGAAGTCCCCGTCGGCTTCCTTGGTTGCCCGGGTGAACATCGAATTGCGATCGTACATCGCGCGCCGCTGCACTTTGGTGGCCCACTCGAGCCACGCGCGGCCGCGCCGGTCGAGCCGTTCCTCGCGATTGATGGTCATCGAGAACCAGTCCTGATCCCGCGGCCGCAGCATCGCTGAGAACGTGTTCTTGAGCTCTCGCGCGACAATCAGCGGGTAGCTCGTGAGCTGAATATCCATGAACTGTTCGGACAGGTAGAACTGACGCGTAAATTGCGCGCGCAGCGGATGAAACTGCTCGGCCATCTCCTGCCAGAACGGCAAAAGTGCGTTGCGCTTGCCTTTCAGGTACTCGGCGCGCCGCTGCAGGGTATCGGAGGGCTCGGACATCTCAGGGTCCGAGCTTGTCGCTGGTGGTAGAGGCCGCGCCTGCGCCCGTGAGCACCGTGGCCGCGCGCCCGTATTGCACCGAGGCGTCCTTCGCTTCCTGCAGTTGCTGCGCTTGCAAGACGCTCGTCTGATCGGGCATCACTGGCGGGGCCCCCGGATTCAAGGGGGAATTGATGCCGATGGTCGATTTTGCATCGCTCGGCGACCACGGGTTTTTGTGCGTGAGCGCCATGCCACCGCCGATGACGGCTGCGCCGAGGACGGTATATAGCCCGCTCATGCTGCTTGCTCCTCAATGCCTTTGATCTTCCTCGCCACGCGTTGCCCGACGGCAATGAGTTCAGCGATGGGGCCGAAAATTTCATCCTCCATCGCGTCGGTGTCGCGCCGCTCATCGGGATTCGGATGGTAGGTGCGCCCAATCACATCGGTTTTGGCGTACAGGCACATCATGAAGCCGGGTTTGCTCCAAAGCTCCGCCGGTGCTTCCAGGTGGGTTTTGGCTTCCTCGGTGATCAGAAGTACCTTGCCCGACACGAGCTCGCAGCGATGGCCGAAGGTATGCGGGCGGCCGATGAAAAGGGTCTCGGCCGGAATGTGCATCTCGCGAATGTAGACGCCTGGCTCAAAGAAGTGACTCACCGGACAGCCGGGCCCGCGCCATTCGGCCGGCGCCGCGAATCCGATGTAGGCGAGTTTCTCGTGGAACGTGAGCCCGAAGCGCGGATGATCCAGTTCCATCAGGCATTTCATCGGACTATTTCCCTAAGATCGACGCAGGGGTGATGAGCGCGGGTTTGTCGGGCAAGCGCTTCGTCGTGCGCTTCAGTTTCTTGCCGCGCTCCAACGGCGAAAGACTCGAGAGCGCGCCCGGCGCAAGGTCCTGGAGCGGCGAGTCGGGGCGCATCGGTGACAAGCCAGTCACGCCCGCGGAGAAATTCTGCTTGGTCATTTATTTCCTTGGTCGATGTCGAGGCCCAAGATCCACCTTAAAACCACCGCCCGGACCCCTGCGCTGTCCCTGAAGCGGGATCACCTGTTCGCGTCCGTACTGCCCTGCGCCCGTAGAGGGATTCAAACCCCGCGCGCCAGCCGACCAGCACATCACGACCGCATCGCCCTTGTCGGGGGAATGGCCGAGGAGTTTCGTCACGTCCTCTTTGGACAGCATTTCGATGCCGCGCGGCACCACCTCGTAGGTCACTGCGGTCAGGTCCGAGATGAGTTCCGGATCGGGCGGCAGCATGATCGGTGAACCGCCCAACTGATCGGGGTCGAGCGCCTCGCGGAATAGCCAGTACACCTCGGCTCGCTTGTTCACGAAGCCGAGTTTGCGATCCTTCGTGCGCTTGTAGGACTTGCTCGCCCCCTTGTGGGCTTGCACCGTGATCTGGTTTTGCGCGAGCACCGTGAAGGTGGATCCGCCGTAGCCCCCGCCCATGTCGAGCACGATGTCGGCATTGTCCCGTCGCGCGGCGACGACGTGCCCGGCGCCCTGGCCGCCGAGTTTGATGTCGGCCCCGGGAATGCAGATAAAGGGCGCGTACCAGCCGTCGTTGCGGGTCGCGATCGTAAAGCGATCCTTGCCGCCCTCCGCGGGGTCGACGCCCATCGCGCACATCGGCACGCCGTGCGGGGGTCTCGGCGTCCAGCGCTTTTGCGCCTCGATGATCCAC